CTCCTTTTGGAGATATAACAAAAAGCTTGTTAGCTTTCTGTTCTTTCGGCTCAATTGCCTTGTGCATCTGAGTCGTAGGTTCGGATTGAACCCCCGCGCCAAGATAGGTTGACATTTCTTTGTCAATCAAGGTATTATAGAGGAAGGAGAGGGTTTATTTCTCCTTACAATCTATAACAACCTTACTACCTCTTATCGAGGACCTACTCCCCCTGAATAAGGGAAAGAGGGGTTAATGGGTCTTGGTTTTTATGTTCCTCACGTCCTTAATTAGATCTCTAGGATTTCCTATATCTAATAAGGTTCTGCGTATGGTCTACTATGTAGCAACCAGAACAGAATATTGATTAAGAAAGCTATATATAGCACACCTTTGTTTCTGAAATGTCTAATAAAATTAGTAAATTTCCGAACTTGGTGTCTCAATCAACGATGCGAGTAGATAAGCTTAAAGAGAGAATAAATACTCTCCAGAGCCTTATCACATCAAAACTAAAATCTATTAACGGTCTGGTCTTTAGAAATAAAGGCCGCGGATTGATTGGATTAATGTTAAAGTTAGTCCGAGGAATCCGCCCTCGAGCATCCAAATCTGTTGTGAAACAGATATCTGGGTTTAGCTTTCGGTGTTACCGAATTGCTTCTCATAGTGGTCTAAAAGGTCTTGTTATATACTTAAAAGCTTGTCAAGTACTCCTCCAACAGAGTGTTGGAGGGTACGTTGTACTAGACTTATCGGAATTAAAGGTTCGTCCCAAACGAAATCGTTCAGGAGTCCCTTTGATTATTCCGGCAGGTATTCGAGTTCTTATTAGTCAAAAAAGGGATCCATCTAGCATAAAGCTTTGGATGACCCTTTTAGGTCTTTATCGTATTTTGGAGTTTAGAGGTAAACTATCTCTTGACACCATTACGGATAAAGGCCTTGACTTAAAAGAATTCTTACCTATTTGGCGTAAGTTCATTAAAAATGAATTTAAGCCAAATTTGCTTAGTATAATAGACCTCCCTACATATCAGTCTTCGAGGATTTTTCCAATTTTAAAATCGGGTCCTATTTCTAAAATAGAACCTGATAATAAAATGGAGGTGTCTTTTACCAATAGTTCTGCTAAAGCTTTAATAATGGCTGCTCGTACCTTTCTAAAGAAAGGTAATGAGACCCTTTTAAATTCCTTAGTAGACATTGGTGACCAGACAGATGGAGGATCTACCTTGCTTAGTAGGCTCCGTATGATCACCTTAGCAACCCACAAAGAACTGGATCACTGATTCTTTTCAGAATCAGAGCCCAGACCATTAGGTAAATTAGGCTTTAAGCCTGAACCTGCTGGTAAAATTCGTGTGTTTGCGATGGTAGACGCTTGGACTCAGTGGATCTTAAAACCCTTACATGAGTGACTGTTCAAAATCTTGGAACAGATCCCTCAGGATGGAACTTTTGATCAATTAAGTCCAATAAGTCGTCTTCAGGATCAATACGGTTCTACCTTGAAGGGTCAGATATCTTCCATTGATCTTTCGGCTGCTACTGATCGACTCCCTATTGAATTGCAGATAGTTATATTAGAGGTCCTTCTTGAAGATGTCGTCCCTGATTCGGAATCTTTTTCCAAATCATGGGCTGATCTTCTCATCAAGAGGGATTATCTAGTAACTACTGATCCCCGACAGACTGAATTTGACCTTCCTTCTAATCTCATTTTATCTAATAATTTGAGAGAGAGGGTTTCAGTCAAATATTCTGTTGGACAACCAATGGGAGCTCTATCATCTTGAGCTATGTTAGCGATTACTCATCATGCTATGATGCAGTTTTCTGCTTCTAAACATAGTCAGGGATGATTTGAGGATTACGCAGTTTTGGGTGATGATGGAGTGATAAAAGGGAAAAATCCCTCGGATTCTTACATCTCACTTCTTAAGACTATTGGAGTTAAGGCTGGTTTAGCAAAATCCATTTTAGCAAAGAATCGATTTGTTATCGAGTTTGCTAAAAAGTTCTTTGTTGACCAGTCTCAGGCCAACATGCTTCCTATTAAGGAATGTGTTGCGACCTGAGCCTCTACCAGTCTAGTTTGTGAGTTTGCGAGAAAATACGAATTATCCCTTAATGCTATTTTGTCCTTTTTGGGTTACGGTTATAAGTCTAAAATGAAGGTCTATAAAACCTTATTCTTTAAACTTCCTACTCGTCTCAGGGTTCTATTGGTATGACTTAGTCATCCTTCTAGTCCCTTGGGTAAAGAGTATTATGTCGATTGGATCCTTCAAAAATCATGAACAGAGGTTTTTCAACCTTCTGAAGATGCTTTGGAGATGGTCCTTTCGAACTTAGAAGAGAAGAATCAGCAGAAATTGCAATCAATTTCTGATGCTTTTGACTTATATAACGAATCCATAGCTAATGTAGATAAGTCTCTCGATAAGGTTTATCCTTTATCAATCTATACTCTTAATTCTAGGACTGAGAACACTTTCCAGGTACCCGTACCTTGGAAGGCTGTTCTTAGTCCGGATCTTAATCCGGAGGATCTCGATTATGAGAAACTTTCTAGAATGAATGTCGGCGGTACTGACTCCTTTGGTGGAGTTCAGGCTGCCGATCATTGGACCTCAAGTCATTGAAGACTTAGGGAACTAGAGATTGGTATTGATACGGATGACCTTGTTGAAGATTTCCGAGCTAAATTAGCAGAGGAAGGGGGTCCTTTATACGCTGACACTGGTCCTCTTTTTGAGGATGTGTGTTGGGGTAATTATAGACTCCTTCCGGTTGAGGATAAAATAGATATTCAATCTAAATATTACTTTCAGCTCGATGATCTGAAAGGTAGCGTTCCGGAACGATTCTGGAATGAAGACAGATCTCCTGAGAAGCCTTTTAGGGATTTCCTATCAATCTATAAGTATTGACAGGACGTTACTAAACCACTTTGATCTGAGTTTTATGGTAAGGACTTATCTTCTAAAGATATTGTTCTACCTAAAAAGTCAGAAACCCCGATTGCTCGAGGTGAACCAGAAGGACCGGTCCAGCAGTCAATTCCCTTGAGTTCATCAAGGAGCCCGTGATGGGTTGAGTTCCTATTCGGAGTTGTATTGTCCTTTGGACTTTTACAATTCTTCGGGGGAGACTCTCAGATCGTTTCAGATAATATCGGTTTCTATAAAACTGTAGAAACTGAGTTATTTGAATGATCTTGGGAACCATTTCCAGTTTCTAATAAATTATTATTAGTTGGATTTGGCTCAGGATTATTTTTGATCCTAGGAACTCTAGTATCTAGTATCTATGAAGGTCGTTTTTATGACCTCTCTTGATACTTACATAGGGAAGTTCCAGAAATT